AAGGCCGCCCTATTTCCTGTAAGGTTTCTTTCTAAAAATTCTCTATTATTCCAACCTGTTCTCAGACTTGTAGCCATTATGAAGAATATGGCCTTAAACAATAAGTGAAGTATTATTCCTGATTGTTAAAATAAAAAGAAAAATGAAAGTGTTTTAAAGAGATCTTACTCTGTTTTAGCTTATGCGCTTGCTCCGGTAATTTTTCTTCCTGCGTCGTTTGTAGTTTTCAATGGTTGTAAGAACTGTCGAATTACATAACCATCTGCCCCTCTATATGGGTCTCTAAATGATTCTGCTATCGTTGGTCCTTCTCCAAGCAACATTGTTCTGCTATCAAAGATAGTAGCAACTGTTGATGTGAAACCTACGTCTACAACTGTTTTAATTCCGGGCATTTTTGGTAAGTCGAAAACTCCACTAAATTCCATATCATCCGGGCGTGTTGCCGCATGTATGAAAGTTGAACTGAGATAATCTGCGATTACTCGTGGATGACAACACAATGTATCAGGTCTGAAATTATTGCCTGTGATTGTGACTACTGCATCTACCAAGTCTGTCAATGGATTATATTTACTAAAGTCATCGTTTGTATTGAGTTCACCCCAATCGCCGTTTGCTGCTTGTGTGGTTAGTCCTTCGATTGCTGTAACGATTTGCTCGTTTGCTGCTTGTGCTAATGCACCTGCTGCCTGATCAATCTCAAACTGCATTGGTTCGATTGTCGCTTTCAATCTCGATTCGTCTGATTCGTAAATTGAAATTACGTTCTTCCATAATCTAAGTTGAGCCTGTGTGAAAGTGTTAGACTTCTGATCAGCTTGTGCTAATTCAGGAACTTTCTTACTTGCACCAAACTTATTTGTGATTGGTACGTTTAACTGCAACTTTGGAACTGGAAGTCTGCGAACTGCATGTATAGCGTTAAAGTCACGCCATTCACGTCTTATGACTTCTTGTAACAAATCTATGACAGTGATATTACTCAAAGATGTTGCGTCAATATTTCCACTTCTATATGCTCTTTCAGCTTGTCTAAACGTTTCATAGTCGATCTGTTCAATTCTACCATCACCAATTTTCTTATCAGGATGTAATTTTGCTAAGGCTTTCATTCCATAATCTTTAGAAAAGTCTGTGCCATCGCCATCAAATTTACCTTCATAGAACTTTTTGTTGTATGGTGAATATGTAATTGCAATATTGTCTTTGACCATTACAATCCCAACCTCACTATGATAACATCGTCTGTAACTGCATCTGTCTGTGCATCGGGTTCATTCTCATGTCCAATATAACGACCAAGTAACGTTTCGTTTCCGAACGTACTTGTCAATGGTCCACATTTGGAACTTGCAGTTGATTTAACTGTATTACCAACAACTATGGCTTCACTTGCTGTCGCATAGACATAAGTATTGCCACCTGCTAGTCGTATGTTTAAGTCACCTGCACTTCCACCGGAATTATCTTGTGTTTCTATTGCCACAAATAATCCCTGTGCTACCACACCGGATGTTCCTGCTAGAACTGCGTTTCCACTTCCATCAAGACCGACACATTGGCCTGTCGTAATACTTGTGGATGCTGCCATAGCAATAGAGAAAATTTCAATTCCGGTAGATCTAGCAAGTTGCCCTGCTGTCGCTGCCATTAGTTAAAGTCCCCCCTCATGCCGGTCAAAATACTGTCGCCTGATGTATTATTTACTGACGCATATTTGACCTGATAACGTGGTTGATTTTGTGAATCAACAACTTGATCATAATCTGCTTTAAGATTTCGTAGTGTTTCACTATCTAGTCTCATCAGTTTTGCATATTCTGCATCTGCATTTATTTTGCCTAGTTTAGATTTTGCTTCAAGAATAGAATTAATGATTGGTTCTAATTTCGCTGTTCGAATATGTGCCTTTAATGATTTGACTTCGGCTTTAAGAATTGCAACCTGTTTAGCAAGTCTTGAATCTCTTAGAAATTCTTTTTGCTTGTCAGTAAGATCAAGTTTATCTTCATCTTCTGCATCTTCTTTTTTATCTTTATCTTCATCTTCACCTGTGTCAATGTTGATTTCATCCTTGTCATCATCATCGTCATCATTTGCTCGACCGCGTTTCTTAGACTTTTTCATTTGTTCGTCATGACGTTTTTCTTCTTCGTTAGAAAGGTCTTGTGCTTCCTTATCTTCGTTTTCTTCGTAATCGTCCTGTTCTTTAGTTTTGATTTCTTCTTCTACTCCGTATCTAGTTTTCATGTTATTATCACTTTTGGATTTTTTTTACTTAATGGAAGTATGTTTACGATATTCTTCTTCCGTCACGCCTTTTTTCCTGTTAAATGATTGCATCTGTAATTCATAATCTTCTAATTCTTTGAGATGTTGTTCCTTAGTTTTCTTACTTTTAACAAATATACTTGCCTTCTTTGGTGCATCAAACATTTGCTTTTTTCTTAAAGTTTTATTCTGACTTGTAATTTCAGGATCTTGCGCTTGTTTCTTTTTCTTCTTTGGTCCTAAATCTATTTTTGTAATATTCTCTAATGATTCCTGATCAATGTTTGCCTTTTCAGGTCTGTTCTTATCTTGCCATTTTTTAAAGAAATTATACATCATACTTAGAAAAGCATCTTCCTTTTTAGTTGATGCGTTTGATTCACCACATTCGGAATAGCATATTGCTAATGCCTGATCATCAATCTCTTTCCCATGTTCTGTTTTCTTTCTAATACATTCTTCCACGCAGTTACTAGCCTTGCCTATTATTCTTTTACCGGGCATTGTGACCATAGTATATTTTCCGCATAGGCTTCGACTAGCCTGAACTCTTTGCAGACTATTCAGGCAGGTTTCTTTATCTCCTGAACACTTACCTTTTATTTGGGCTTTCTCGATTGTATAAGCCGGTTCTGCTACACCTGCAACGTGAGCACCTTCCCAACTTTCAATTATAGCATTTCCATTCTTATCATATTCGTCTGATGAATTGAATACTATGCTAGGACTAACAAAATTTACCTCACCATTTTTCAGGATGTCTATTGCTTCTTTGTTTGTAATTTCTGCAACACCGTAAGCTTTGCCTGTTCTTTCTTCCAATCCAACCATGATAATGTTTCCAACCCGGTATTTTTCCTGTTGAATTAACAAGTCATCACCGTCTGCTGCACTAGGATGGTCAAAGTCTGCTGTCAGAACAAAGGGTTTTCCAATAAAACTGTCAAGTCCATCCCTAAGACTTCTTTCTGTAACACCCCATTTATTCAGGTTTAAGGTAGCATCTAATAGAAAAAACTTGATGAAGAACTTGTCTCTATCTTCAAATTTAATTAAGCCTGACATTTTAACTACAATCCAAATTCATCTTATAACACCAATCAAAGTATGCGTTTGGTGTTGATGTGCTAGTACCTGCGTTTATTTGTGGTAATATTATTTCAGTATCGCCTAAATCAAAATCTAATGTTAATGCACCTGTTACTGCTAAAACAGATCCCAATACTACAAACGTTACAATAATGCCAAGTGTTTCAGAACTCATATTCATATGTCTAATTTTCCCTTAAACGCAATAACAGAACTATCTTAGATGCCTGTCTTGATAATCCCATCTGCCTGTGCCTGTTCTTTTCTTTCTGTTACGCCATACGTGATAGTAATAGCCAATAGTAGTGCCACCTACAAAATAGCAACCACACATAAAGGTTACAATAGCGAATATATGCTGTACCTGTTTCACAATAACCAAAATTGTGATTACATTTGTCTATGTTAAACCCAATCATATTGACCTGACCCACTTAACGATCTGTTCTAAGCTTGCTTTTTTTTTCGGTTTCTTAGTTTCATAAGCTAATGGCCTTAAACCTATATCTTCACTAGGGATAAAATCAGGTGACTTGATTTGCCATTCTTCATTCTTTTCCATATATTCAACAATCAGGTCCATCTTTTTTTGAGTGAGATAATGCTTATCCTCTTTGATTATTTTCTTACGCTGCTTGTCTGTCAGTTCGTTTCTTTCTTTAATGTCCCGGTGGCTAGAAATATCTGTTATAATTTGCCCGGTAACTTCATCCGTATAATAACACCTACAATTAGGATGTGTATCATCTGGAATTACAGGTCTTAAAGGATCTTCAATATCAAATGCAATCCCGGATAATGGCAGACATATGGCATCATCAACCCTATTGTCCATCTGCGTAGTGAATACTATCTTATGCCTTTTCTGTTCTGTGAGTTGCCGCTCAAAGATGTCAAATGACTTAATTGCGTTTCTTAGTATTTTCAGTTTTTTTATCTGCATCTTTTATCATCTCGTCAATATGTCCTAAGACTTCAAGCTTCTTAGCATCTAAGGTGGCCTTGATTAATTCATCATCAATATACTTTGCAGATACATTAGGCGTCTGTTTCATAGTTTTGTTAATCTGCTTATTGACAGGTTCATTTCCCTGTGGAACGTTTGTGGTCCTTGTTGGCGCTTGTGCTAATTCTGTCTTGTATTCTTCCAAGTTTAACATTTCTAATAATTGATCATCAGGCATATCAGGGAATATTGTCTTAACTCTTACTACTGCATCAACTAGGTCAAACCAACTCTCAACAATAATACTTTCAAATTCTGCTTTAACCCGGACTACTTCTAACAGGTCACCCATTCCCATCTTAATCATATTTCTTTCATACCACTGTTTTGAAACCATGTCGCTAATCCAATCACGCTTGGCCTTAATAACGCCTGAAAGGAAAAACTGTATTTTTCCAATTAATGTTGCCCTGTTCTGATCTTCTTCACGCCCTAATAATGCAGATGGAACAGCAAAGTTACCAATAATTATTCTTTCATAAAATGATGCGAGTTCAACCATTTCCCTAATCTTAGGCTCTAAGTCTAGTTTTTCAAATGTGACTTCATCATTTGCATCTACACTGACAGCGTTAAATGCACCTGCTTTCAAACTGTTTAACAAAGTATTCATATCATTTTCTGCGTCTGATTTTGTACGTCCCATTTTTTTGATAAGAAATAGACCATATCCGCTCCACATTGATGTTGCCACTTCCGGCATATCATATTCTACAATTCTGCGCCATGCCCTACTAGCACCCACAACTCTTTGCAGATCGCTGTAACCATACCACATTGTCCGTCTTTTAGGACTATCAGGTCTGTTCACTAAGTATAACATTTCATCAGGTGTAATTTCATCTGCCGGATATGTTGTGATAACTTTTTCCAATCCCCAATTCTTTTGATTCAGGAACACACGACCAAGATCACGCGGATGAATAATCTTTAATGCCTTTGGTAATCCCTTTCCCTCAAATGCAATTACACACCTACCAAATACAACTGTCATTGTTATTGCATCTTTCAGTTTCTTTTCAAAGTTTATCTTTCTGTCATATTCAATTAATTCGTTTAATTCCTTTTCATATTTTTTTATCATTGTTTTCTTTTGATCATCGTCTAATCCCCTGTCATCAATCAGTTCAAATGTAGGTGTGATACCACCACCAAAAGTATATTCAACTAGCTTGTCAATTACTGCACCTGCAACACTAGATCCCCAAACATCTTCAAACTGTTCAAGTTCTCTGTCTGTATAAGCCGGGTTAGAATACATATACAGGTAATTGTCAGTTTCCAATCTCTTAGATGCACTTGCATAATTTGATGGTTTTGTTCTAGGCAGTGGAACTGCCTTTGAATCTATAACGAATCTATTAGAACTATTTTTAGTATTTTTAGCCTGATTTTTCTTATTTGACAATAATTAAAAAGAGTAGAAGTTCTGATAATAGAAGTATTTTGTCTTTTCCCTATATTTTGTCACAGGCGTATTTGACCATCTTGCCTTTTGTCAGGGGTTCAATCTGTGTTTTATCTACTTTTGCCTTAGCCCTGATAAATGACTTGTATTGGTCGTCATTAAGATTTATGAAATGCCGGTCACTTTGTGTTTTTCTTACCATAATGTAAACAGGAATTTACATTCTAATATACTTAAATTTTTAATCGGTAGTTTTTTCGTCATGGCAGATACATTCGCAATCTGTGTCCCGGAAATGAACTTCATTATAGTGTCCGCAATGAGAACAATAATTACCATGTATTCCTTTTGCCTGATTGCCCCTCATACTGTTTCTTTATCATCATCTAAGAGTGCTTTTTCTTCTTCAACCTTAGCCTGACCCATAACGGTTATTTTTCTAAATGTGGCATGGTCCTTATTTGCAATATCTGTTAAGTTTTTTTTTGCAAATGCAAGTTCATACCATGTCAGGATATTGTGATAGTCTGTAACACTAAGTTCTACCTCGACACTCATTTTGGATATAACACCTGCACATCTGTTGCTGTCGTATAGTTAGGAACACCTGTGCCTAAGCTATTATCATCAACTGCTGTAAATTTCCTAGTGACTACTTGCAGATCCTGTGTCATGCCCTCTTGATTCTTAATAAAATTTCTGCCAATGAAACAGGCCAATAATAATGCCATGACCGTATCATCATGCTCGTTGCCTTCTGCCCTGTAAGATACATTTCCGGCTTCCGTAATAATTTCTGTAAAAATTGATATTTGTCTTTTGAGTTCGTCTATTTCCTTGTTGCTGTTCTTAGGGAACTTGATCCGGTTATTTTGTAGCATCCGGGCT